AGGGCGTTCTGCAACTAACACAAAGTCTGTTATCCTTCCGGTATTTCCTGTATTTAATATTCCTTCTCCTAGCTTCTCTTGCGTCCCTTTCGGCGCAGTCTTTACAACGTGTCTTTCCGGCAACTGCCCTTTGAGTGCAATTAACACAAATCCCTTTTGCTTTTTTCTTTTCTCTGTGTTTTTTATCGCCCACTCTTTTTTTGCCTGACCAATCCTAAACAATAGGATTTTGTAATTTTCCAAACTGTGTTTACCAATAACCCTGCTACCATCAACGCTTCATCTGGGCGCATATAAACCGTGTAGTTTTCTTTTGATTGTGCGTCAAACCGTAAGCCGATACAGTCGCCCTTAAAAACCCTTTTCTTTTTTATATCACTTGGGGATAAATAATAAACGGCTATTTTCCGTCCATTTCCTTTAAACGATATGCTTTCTACTTCTCGCATTTTGCCTCCGGTAGATTATCTGTATCAAAATCATTTAGTAACTTAACTAATTCTTGCATTGTTTCTTTTAAATTATTGTTTAATCGTTTTCTGCCACTGATTAAAAATAAAGCTACTAAAACAATCCGTGAAACAATCTTTTTTGTTTTGTCGGTTAATCTTTCCTCCGCCCAATCTATTTGTTGTGCTGTGGCGTGACGGTCAAGCCCTAAAGTTTCAAGTTCTTTTGAGTTAATGTGTAGTAATTCGTGTGGCACAAGGTCAAATGGCACATCTGCTAGTTGGTCAAATACCTTTGCATTATAAGTCATGTCTGCACCGCAATAGGGAAATCGCGCTGAACAATCCATTGCGTATTCATTTGAATTTGTTCTGTCGGGCTTTAGGGTAATATCATGTTCTTGAAGTAAAAGAACCACTTTCCAGAGATTTATCCATTCCATAGTGTCTTTTTCAAAGTCCATAGTCGCCCCTTTGCAGAAATTCCCTTTCGTGCAGAAAAACCCGTAAATTACCAACTACGTATATTAATTGTTAGCACGAAATATCAGACTCAATTAATCGGCACAGATCTTCTAGGTTCACTATTTTTCGCATCTTCTTCCATGACGACGCCTTCGCTTCCATCATTCTTAAACCCATATCATTTTCCCAGCAATACCAATCCAACCATTCTCCAGTATCTCCAATTTGTAACGCCGTTGCTTTTGTATATTTGGAAAAAGTATCCCACATTGCTTTCCCGATTTCAGAATCGCAATCAAGACCACGGAACAACTTTTCAAGCGAAGTCCACGCTTCATCAATAAGACGAAACTGAGCTTCCCATTCCCTTAGCAACGCCATTCGTTCTTTCGTTGTCATATTTTCTCCAATCTAAAATAAAAAAGTGCTAACAAATCACTACAGGCGATCCCTCGCCTGCGGCTCACTCCGCCTGAGTTCCGGCGTTATGCCTTACACAAAAGCAGTGCCGCTAACGCCACATTTATAAGCAAACTAACCCAAAAAAGTATCCTGTAATCCCTTTTCTTCTTCAGTTTCTTAACAGGTATTGCTATCGGTATTTTTCTTTTTGGCTGTGCTAATGTCATATCAACTCCTTAATTCGCTATCGGGAAGCGTAACCCAAGACAAACCCCAATCCCAACATTTTTCTACGCTTCCCTCAATTAATTCGTTCATTTTTTTTATACCGAGTTTTGTTATAGACGGTATTCTGGTATATTCTGTGTTTCCGACCAAAACTGTTTCTGGTTTAAATTCGTCCGGCATAACTGATAGCTTTAATCTTGTTTCCCAACACTCTATCGAGTCGCCTGTGTTCTTTGAGAGAGCCGGAAGCAAAACGCCCTTCCACCATTTTATCTGCTGATGGGTAATAAACTCTTTAGGCGATAAAACTTGTAACGCCCCACCAACAACGCACTCCTTTAACAAATCCTGAAGCGGTTTATCGAATATGGGCTGACCTTCTCTTATAGACGTTACTTTAATGCTTTTCATTGCCTTGCCTTAATTTTTTCAACAAGCAATAATAGCTCTTGGTTGAATTCATTAATTTCTTTGCCAATTATTTCAATCAGCTTTTCGTTACGCTGAACTTCAATTATCAACGGTGGTAATCCTTCAAAGGCTGACATAAAATACCATGATTCTCGCTCCGTTACATAAAGGCTCATCTGTGTTTGCAAAAGATATTCCGTTGGAAGCGTGTTTTGTAAAAGATACTTAATATGAGTTTTCATCGTGGGGTTTTTTATTTCAATACCCTTTTTCTCGCCGATTAATCCATCCGGTGAGCAATGACATAATTTCCACTCATCTTTATAGACAAGGGCACATTGCTTGACTTCTATGTTATAAAGCATTTCAAATAAAGCCCTTGCCCCAGCCTCTCGCTCTTTTCCTTTCTGCATTGCTAAGCTCTGGAATGTTTCCTCTTGCTTTCCGGTTATCTTTTCACCGGCAAGTTGCAAAAGAAAATCCTCACGCTGTTTTGACCTTGCGCCGGTGGTGGTTATGATTTTGTCAATACTGCTTGCGCCAACATTACCAGCACAGGCAGCATACCATTCAGGCGAGTATTGCTCAAACTCATCAATAATGATGGGCATTAGATTTCCTCCAATCTAGCCAATGACTCATCAACCGTTCTTTCAATTACAGCCTCTAGCTCGGCAATAATTTTATTAATTGCCTTGTCTTTTGTGGACGGACATTTTTCTTGCATGTGTTTTATGATTGACTTAAAGTATAGGCTTGCTTTTTCCTTATCCGGCTTTAAGGCTTCTTGTCGTTTATTCTCCTCTTCTTGTCTAGCTTTTTCTTCGATTATTCTAGCGGCATCTATTTTTGCTTTTTCTGCCGCTTCTTTCAATGCCCTTTCAGCCGCTTCTTTTTTAGCAAGCTCTATGTCTTTTTCATGTTGGATACGCTCTTTTTCTTTAATAATTGCATCCTGTTCAGCTTTAATCTTTTCCTCTTTTATCCGTTGCGCTTCAGCTAACATGGCAAGACGTTGCGCTTCTTTTTCCTGTTCCGCTCTTTGCGCCGCTAGTTTTTCTTCTTCTTCTTTCTTCTTTGCCTCTTCGTCTGCAAGTCTTTTCTTTTCTGTATCTATTAAAGACTGAAACTTACCAGTAATTTCTTCAAACTGTTCATCGGAACAAGCATTGATTATTGCACTTGGAACACTGAAACTGGGCGCAAATGGAAGTAAATAATTAACGCTGTTAAACGTAATTCCCATTCCAAACAAGCGGTCTATTCGCTGCTGGATTCTTTGTTTTTCTTTTTCTTCCTCTTCTTTTTTGATACGCTCTTTTTCTTTTACAACAATATCTTCTTGCTCTTGCAAATAGTTTTCGACAGGTTCAAGAAGCCCGGTTATTCTTTTAGCTTCGGCATCAACAGCCCTTCCGTAATCAAGCGCATCTTGCTTTAGTTTTTTCCGCGTTTTTTCAATATCTACACGGCGGTTTTTTACATCCATTCTTGCCCGATGTACTTGCTCATAGCCCTCGACATCTTGCGGATTTTTAACAACCAAAGACATATAATCAGCCTTGATTTTGGCTATCGCTGCATCGGTTATCTTGTATTCTGCTAAAGCTGTATCAATCATTTTTTTATCTGTCATTATTTAATCCTCCCTTTTGCTGCTCGTAAAGACGCCATAGCTTTTTCGTAATCAGCAGCCAAAATTTTGTCCACCGATTCAACAACCATGTATTTAAGGAATTTGGCCTCGTCAATTTCTTTCGCATTAATCATGTCAACGATTGTGCTTTTCTGCTTATCGCCAATATACACGGCTTCGCTTCCCTTTCCATCGTCATCCTCATAAGTGGCAAGACCTGTAAGCGCAAGAATCGTATAGCGTTCAAGATATGTTATTGTTGAACCCAACGCCTGAATATTGTTTTTACCACCTGAGTTATCAGGCGAAGCGGTTAAACTTGTTTCCTCAAAATGTCCGTTAACATGAGCAATCCGGCATGTTACCGATACTTTATCGGCTTCCTGTTTGGTTATCCAACTTGCCGACAGGCCATGTTTGCTTAATTCCGTGTTAATTTTTTCGGTTACGTTTCCAAGTGAGGCATGATTATACTCTGTTATGCCCTTATCTGTTTTATACTTCACGTTCTTATCTTTGTCAATTTCCGGTGGATTTGCCTTAAAAGCGGTCATGGCTTCCCAATATGCCTTTTTTGCCTGTTCTTTTTCCCACGTTAAATGAAGGTTCATTAATTTTTCTAGCTTCTCAATGTCCGCACCCTTTTCAATCGCAATATTCAAAAGGGTTAGCGGCGTTGACTCTCTCATCACTACTTCTTTTTGTTCAGCCATTTTTCTTCTCCTCTGCGTCTACTTCGATTTCGGAAATAAAAAGATTGCCTCTTAGTCTAGCACGAATAGCTTGAGGCATGTCTTGTTCTTTCAGCGCAGACGCTATATATTTCCCGTTATCGTCAAACGCCATAAAAATACCATTTGGGTCTTGAAAGATTTTAAATTTCATAATGTCCTCCTAAAAAGGAATGTCGTCTTTGGGTGTTTCTGTTTCCATGTCACTTGCTAACCACTTACCAAATGCCGCAATCGTGGCCTTGTCGCTCCCCAATCCTATTGAAGCAGGAACAACCTTGTCTTGTCCGTAAATCTTTTTTGTTACCCAATTAGGTTTGTAGTTACCGTCTTTGTCTTTCCACCACTCAACAAGCGAAACAAAACCCTTTGGGCTTTCCGTCTTTTCTATAAATCTTTTTTCGTCTATCTGAAAGTGCATTTATTTTTCTCCTTCCCTTAATCTTTTTTCGTCTGCTTCGTCCTCATCGTGGGCTTCTCTGCGCTCACGTTCTTCAGCCATTTCTTCATAATCCGGCGGTGCTTCATAATATCCATAATCTTCTCGGCTTATGCTTTTCATAATTACCTCTCTTATTTTGGAAGCATTATACATAAACGGCATGCGCCTGTCAAGAACTTTTTTATTTACCCCAAATCTTTTTTCTTGACTTTTACTAATTAGTGGTGTATAAGACAAGACAAACAATGCGTGAAAGTAAAAGATGCCTAACCAGCAACCCTACTTTGCAAGGGAATGCATCGCCTAGTTGCTTTGCTGTGGTGGCAAAAAATGACATAGGTGGGGCAGAGGATTCTCAAGGAGTTTCCAAGCACGTGCAAAGTCCCCTTAAAATCACGCAAGGACGCATTGTTCATTTTTGGTGAACCTATGAAAAACATGAACGTCAACGGTATCTGCACCGCCGAAAACATTGAAGAACAAAAACAATGCTTGCATTATCGAAGAAGTTGTGTATATAAACACGAACTATGCGCTGATTTGAAATTTAACACGAAGCGGTGTGATAGTCGGAAAGCAAATAAAGAATGAAAAAAGGGTTATCAGATAGTAACCTACAATCCATGTGGCGAAAGGCGTGTAGAATAATCCACCGCAATAGATGTTTTGTGTGCGGCACGTCTGGGCTACAAACCACACTAGAAACTCATCACTATATCAAAAGAAATAATTTACTCACTAGACACGCTTGGCAGAACGGGTTTCCTTCTTGCGCCAAGTGTCATAGATACTTACACACAAAAGCCGGCGAACAAAAAATCGTTGCTTGGCTTGCTAAAAATAACTGGCTTGAATATCTACATGAAAGAGAAACCCAAAGCAAGCAGTGGTTTGTTGATCGTGGAATTACAAGAGATGATTATCTTCGTCAAATGTATAACGAATTAAAAAAAATTATTAATACAATAAAGGGGTGATAAAGGATTGATATATGGCTAGACCAGAACGACACGATGTTGATTATTTCCCTTTTTACGTCAAAGACGGAAAGACGTTGTTTGTTTTAGAGGGTAAATACCAAAGTAAGGGAACTGGATTTTTCTGTAACGTAATGCGTTTTCTGTGCACAACACCAGACCACCATTTTTGCATTAAAGACGAAGCTGATAGGCTTTTTTTCTTTACAAAAACTCATTGTGACGAAGAATCTGGGTTAGATATGCTTAATATGATGGCAACAACAGGAAAAATTCACAAGGAATTATGGAAAAATAACATGGTTATTGCCTCACAAGATTTTCTGGACAGTATCGCCCATGCCTACAAAAATAGGAAAAATCCTATAATCAAAATAGACGATATTTTAGTTTCTTACCAACAAAATGGTATAACTTACGAGCAAAACATAATAACTTCTGACGATAATACACAAACTAAACTAAACTATACTAAACTAAATAATAGTATAGTAAAAAAATTCAAAAAACCTTCTTTAGAAGAAATCACTCTTTATTGCCAAGAGAGAAAAAATAATATCAAACCACAATATTTTATTGATTACCAAGAAGCAAGGGGTTGGAAGTTAAAAGGCGGCCAAAAGATAAAAGACTGGAAAGCTGTAATAAGAACGTGGGAAGCTAACGGCAAGAAATATGCGCCGCCGAGTGCACCCAAACAAAACTATTTTGAGCCTGTTAATTGCCCTAAGTGCGGAAAGCGAATTGTGGTGAAGGGTGACTTAACCAAAGATGGGTGTGTGTATTGTCCATAACGAAAAACTCAGCCGATCGCTGCGCTCCGGCTGCATGGACTTGTTAAGTGATTTTTAATATTTTTGGAGATTATATGATTGGCTATCACGTGACAACCACAAAAAAACTTGAACGATATAAAATTACAGGAGGGATTTTACCGCCAGTAAGGTTCTGGCCTAATGATTTTACGGCAAAGAAGTGGGCAAAGAAAACATTGAGGGATGTGATTTTACGGATTGAGTGCATTGATTCTTTCCCTCTTCCAGACCATAAACCGGCTAGATGGACACCGGAAATAGTAAGGTGTTTTAATATTCACACATAACGAAAAGCTGAGCCGCTTTTTGGCTCTAGCGCCTTGTTGGGCGCCTTTGATAAAGAAAGTGAGGTAACATGCCACAAATAAAGTTTTCGCATAAATACCAAAAGATTTTAAACAGCCATAATGATGTTATTGAAACGGCTGTTCTTCTACAAGTTATTCCGGTAAATCTGGAAGACTTATCTAAAAATTTTCTTGATTACGATACCGACAACGGAACTTACGAGCTTCCGAAGCGTGGAAAATATTTAATGCTGATATTTTTAAAAGAGCATGAGGACTACACTACTGACCTTAACCTATTTACAACGCTGCGACGCTGGACACCGGAAAAATATTCTTATTATTCTGAAAACGTTGGCTTGGTGTTTCGGGTTATAGCGTAGCCCAACGCCGACATCAGCGTGAGCGAGCAACGCGAGCGAGTCGGCTGCATGGATTTGTTATACGGGTTTATAGGAGAATAAAATGATACCTTTCCCAGAAAAGAAATACAACGTAATTGTTGTTGACCCTCCGTGGCCGGTGAAAAAAATTGTTCGCAAAGTAAGGCCAAACCAGAAGCCAGAACTTGATTATATTACAATGACGGTTGAGGAGATAAAAAACATACCCATACGAGATATTGCTGATGATAACGCTGTGCTTTTTCTTTGGACTACACACGCATTTCTTAAGACTGCCTTCGATGTGTTACGCACATGGGGGTTCAAGTATCAACGGTGCTTAACGTGGGATAAGGCAAATGGCGTATGTTTTTTCGGGTTTCATCACAGAACGGAATTTGTTTTGTTTGGTTATAAAGGAAAAATTGAAATGTATCCAAGAAGGAAGGCAATACCTACTTTGTTTAGTGGGAAATCAATGCGGCACTCAGCTAAACCAGATGAGTTTTATAAATTAATAGAACCGCTTGGTGAAAGGCGCATTGATATTTTTGCCAGACAAGAAAGAAGCGGTTGGGATGTTTGGGGAAACGAAGTCAATGGTGATTTAGTAGTATAACGCCGCAAATAACCGGCGGCGAAGCCGTCCGAGTTGATTTGCATTGTTAGCTGCTTTTGGTGATTTATGAAAACAATGCTCGGTAGAGAATATTTTGAACTTTGGGAGTACAGTCTGTGTGTGACAACGGCTTGTTTGGAATGGTTTAACGAATGAATGAAAATTTCCTTAATACAATTACTCTAGGCGATTGCGTCGATTATATCCCAAACCTAGAGAATGAAAGCGTTCAT